TGACTACTGGGAACCTGAGCTACATTAGGCTTACTGTGCGTCATCCTACCAGTTACTGCACCGTTGCTGTTGACGTAACCATGGACCCTGCCCGTGTCTGAATCTACTGCTTCGATCCAGCTACTAACCAATGCTATTCTCTTCTGTACAGTAAGATACTCAGAGATTAACTGAGCCTGCGGTATGTCAGTAACACCGACTAACACTGCCTCATCTACTTTAGGCTGGCCTTTGTCTGTGAATACTTCAGGCTCCCACCCAAAGTGTTGCAACCACCTACCTATCTGCTGTCTTGAACCTAAGTTAAATAGCGGATAATCCACCCTACTAAAGCTGCCAGCCACATCAACCCAACTATCTCCGAGAAACTTAAGACCAACGATGCTGATTGTACCATCCTTCTTAACCTTTGGTGTAACCTCAGATATGAAAGTTGGCAGTGGTAGAAACACTGCATGTACTTCTGCTTCAAGTTCATATACTCTCTCCTTTAAGGTAGCAACTAAATCGTAAGCATACCGCGCATCTAGTTGCCATCCATTGTTTATTTGATTAATAATGACTGACTGTACCTGATGCTCAAGCTCTACACATTCCCCTGTGAAGTGAGCCAGCTCAACCCGTAGCTTCTCTAGTACCTTGACGTTGACAGCTACGTCCTGCTTGCAGTAAGCCACCATCTCATCTGTGAGCTGTGACCAATCGCTGTAGTCACCCTTCGGGAAGTTAAGTGTCTCACCCCACTTCTTGAGGCCGTGGCCCCCTTCCCTTGATGGAGATGCTAGTCTCGAAAGTACCAGCGTGTCCATCTGAGAGAAGCGGGAGAGGTTAGATCCCCAAAGCCTATCCAGTATAGGGAAGTCATAAGCTATCCCATTGTGTGCCACAAGTGTGGTGTCCTTGTCCAGCGTAGCGAGGAAGGCATTGAACTCTGCGGCACAAGTCCATACATCCCCGTTGGAGGTGACACAGCACCATATAACAGTAGGGTCAAGACCATCAGTCTCAATGTCAAGCACTAACACTTTCTGTGGTAAGTTCATTCATACTCCTAAGCTCGTCGATGGGAAGGTTGTAGCAATCCCTCGATACTTTCCATCCATTTGAAGGGTCTATTGTACCCTTCTCCATAAAGTTTGCAGCATTAAAGTATTCTTTCGAGGACATAAACCCCAGTAACCATCCTACACTAAAATCATTCTTAACTCTAGTAAAAACGTAGATATCGCAGTCCTGTTTCTTACCTGAACTCACTGAACAATCATACTTCATCTTAGGCTTGACACTGGTGCGCTTAGTCTTCACGTCGATTCTAATACCATCACCATACATTATATCATACTCGTAGGTATTTTCCCAACTGACCATCGCTCCACTGTCCAGCAGGTATTGATGCACCATACCCTCACCTATAAATGCCGCTAAGTTACCCTCTCCGCTTGTAAATGAATTCCGTAAGACTCCCATCTCTACTGACTTCGCGTGAGCTGTAGTCATGATGGGTGTAGTTACTGGCATCTCTATTATATCAGTTTCAGAAATCATTATCTACTACCTCTGTTGGTTTAGGTACTTCCTTCATACGCCCCGTAGCTTTATCGTAGTAAAGGTAACACGCTGGGCCTGTCAAGCCTGTGTATCTGTTCTTCAGCACCCGCACTACGGTTGTGTTTCGGATCTCCTCATCATCCGCTTGCTGGTCGCGTTCGAGTCCTATCACGATATCGGAGAGCTGAGCTATCGACTGACTGCCGCGTAGTTCAGAAAGCGATACTCTCCCTCCCTCTTCGTGGGATTGTCCTGCAGATCTCTTCAAGTGGCTGACGAGGAATAACCCTACCCCCAACTCCTGTACTAACGTCCTCAAGTTAGTCATGATTGAATCAATAGCTTTACGTTCATCGCCATTGTCTTGTGCTGATACAACGATTGATAAGTGGTCTAGTATAATCCACTTACAGTCCATAGCCTTCGCCATGTACCTGATCTTGGACATCAGATTCTCCTCGCCGGTACTGCCCCAGTGGTCGAGTAAAAAGAATCTGTTTACCCCCATCACTGTGTTCCAGTAGCCCTTAAGTGCACTAGTGTCCATGTCCTCCTCATAATGGAGTGGCCGTCCTGCTTCCATCGACATAAGCCCCAACACCGATCTATCTACTGACTCCTCCAGTGCTAAGATGCCTATGTTATCAGGTGTAGCTTGAAAGATATAGTACTCTAGCTCTTTAATAAGCTGCGACTTGCCCATGCCTGAACCGCTGGTGACTGTCACTAACTCATAAGGCCGCATACCTCGCGTTAAATCATTCAAGCCAGCCCACGGATACGGTGTAGACTTAGTCTTGCGTGCGCTGACTATCATGTCCCATGTATCACTACCGGCCACTATACCATCAGGTCTGTAAGATTTAGCGTCCCACCATGCTGCTGTGAAGTCCCGTATCTTATTGCTCATCAGCATGTCGCACGGGTCTTTCATAGGCAAGGTGACTATGCGTAGCTTGTTTGGTGCGAACAGGTCGCGCACTGCATCCACTGCTGCCTTGCCTGCCTTATCGTTATCGAAACACAATACAACTGAGTCGTAACCTTCGAGGAATTCTAACTGCTCTTTAATCTCCTTAGCGGCACTGCTGGCCCCATTGCGTAGGCTCACAACATCCCATTTACAACTAAACATCTCAGCCACTGCCAGACAGTCAAGCTCGCCTTCAGTGATTGTAATGTACTTACCACTACCTCTACAGGTGTCCTGTCCAAACAGCGTCAGACCCTGTGTGCTTCCTGTGGCGTAGAATGATTTCCCATCCACTACCCTTACCTTCTCACCCTTTACTGCGCCCTCCTTGTCTTTGAATGGATAGTGGTGCTTAGTAATGACACCCTTCTCTTTTTCTACTGTTACCCCATACTTTCTACAGACCCCCTCACTTATGCGTCGATCTGGTATTGCTTCTATAGTTCCCGTCATTTCCAGTGCTGCCCTTTTGATTGACGTACTGTTGTTGTATACCTGCCCATCGCCTGCCTCCCAGCGGTGACAACTGAAGCAGAATCCATGCCCATCTGAATACCTGCTCAAGTTGTCTTTGCTGTTGCACGATGGACAAGGCTCATGCTGCACGAACGTGCTCTCAGCTTCACCCTGTCCACTGTGCATTGGTTAGAAGCCCTCTACAGCACTATCACCCATGTCTTCTGCTACTTCTAGCACCCTGACTCGGTTGAGATAGCTGCCCACACCATGCACAGGATGCTTGTTGCCCTCCTTCCACAGGATGCGTACCTTGCTGCCCCGTGGGAGCTTGCCCATGAATGGCTTATCGTCAGTATCCACTACTACTACATCATAGCCGCTCGAGAACTTACGCTGTGCGTTGCCTTCATACATTTTAAGTTTAACTCCCGCAGCTTCTACCTTCGCGGCTTCAGCTTCAGACAGTGTGAGAGTCAGGGTAAACTTACCCGTAGACTTGCCCTCATAGACATCATGCTCTTTTAAAGATTCAAAAGCCACTACACCTTCAGTAATCATAGTCATATTCTTAGCCCTTTTCATTTAAGTTAAATAAACAACCAATGCTGCTTACATATATAGTATATCACACTCTATGCCATAGTCAACCCTCCATCGTTATTAATTAATTGATTGGATCTAATAGGCGTGTCATCTGATTGATGAAATACTCATCGTTCATGCCCTCATCTATCAGAACGTCTGATTCTGCCGTACAGAGTGTGCACAGCTCTGAATAATCATTAGTTACTGCATCTCTACGCACCATTTCGCTATCACTCATAATCTTGTCACATGCCTTGCATCTGCTCATTATCTTTCTCCCATAAACGAATTGACATATTTAACTACCAGATCTTCAGTTCGGAGCCTACTGTAGTAATTATATCTGACATTCTCATACGCTGCTAGTGCTTCTATAGCCCCGACGCGTGACGTATCCAGCTCAGACAGCTCCTGTATCATCTGCTCTTCAGAGATAGTCTCCTGCTCTGACGTTAGGTCTAAACCTTCGGTCCCTTTCATGCTGACGCCTCCTTGTGCAAGCTGTATTCTGCTACGCGTGGCGCCCTGACTCCTTTAAAGTAGCGTCTATCTATTTTGACGCCTTGTTTAGTTAACTTATCAATAACAGCGGCAAGCCGTGTGATACCGTAAACACCGATAGCTGTGGCTGAAGTAATCTTACCCTGTGTCTGTAAGTGCTCAAGTATTGTCTGGATCTGTGTCATTGTTTAAACTCCTAGTTAAGAATCATTGTTGCAAGTATTACCGCTAAAGCTACACTGCCTGTATAGACTATTATTTTCTTAGTTAACTCCGACAGCTTTAGCCATTCATCATATATTGTATATGATATAAATCTAATCATATTCTAAACTCCTTTTAGTTATTAATTAATTATTTTCTAATCCCTCTCTGCCCTCTTAAGTATAGTTTACACCCATTAAATAATACTGTCAAACACTTTCTGCTTTTTACTACAATAATAATTATAAACCCAAACACAATGGCAAGGAACAAAACCAGTACAGCTAATAGATACCCTACTACAGACTGTACTGTCATCCCTACAGGACGCCGTAGCTTACACACTACAGACAGTCCTCCAATGCCATTAAAGCGCCTCTCAGAGTCTCTACGGCAGCCTCTAGGCGTTTCAACTCATCTGCATCGATATCTGAACCGCTTGAGTAAAAATCTGTTACCCACGCTGCCATTTGGGTCAGGTCGTTTTCAACGTTCGTTAACTTGTTTTCGGTTTTCATTAGCTGGTTCTCCAATTGCATATCATTTTAAAAAGCGTGCGTCTCTCTAAGTCACTATAGCTTTCACCTTGTACGTCAAACCCGGAGGCTGTCAAAACATCTCTCATAGTGTTGTGGGTTAAACCAGCACCGGCCCAGTCTATCTGCCATGCCCAGTGATCTAGCGCCTTCTGTGAAGTTCCTGCGGTGAGAGCGTACACCGGCACGGAGACAATACACTCGCCAAACTCTAAACCTATAGTTTTCATTATCTGTTATCCTTGTAAGTATATAGCAGAATATCCATTGAGCCTCTCTTCATTCTTGTGCTTCCGCTTCAATGGTGTTTAGTACGTCACCAACCTTGTCTACCTGCGCTATTAATTCTCGCATAGTCTCCCAATGTATCGGCATCTCTCGACCTAGTATGTTATTAGTCAACCATTCGGCCATAAATTCTAAGTCATTCACAAGCCCGCTCACTGTCTCTCTATCACTAGCCATTCTAGTAACCCCCATTAAAAATATTGTGTTGTTTGTTGTGTACACTTCAAAGCACAGCATCGAAAATCACTCTAGCCACCATTGTATGCCATACACTACCATAATAATGACCATCATCAATTGTGCTACTTCCGGATTTGTCATTGTTTTTAGTCCTTTGATAGTACGTGACAGCCCATAATTGATTGGCTTAGGTAGATATTTAGTGTAGCAGGTGATAATCCTGTTATGCGTAAAACATCATCATACGTTAGATCGCTATTGTTACAGACTAGAGTTGTTACCGCGTCCTGATTCCATTTTGTCATTGTCTTAGCCTCTTGCAATTATATTGTTAAACTCTTTTACATTAGCTGCCGTCACAAAGAATGACGCGCTCTTAAGATTATCTGTTGCGCGTTCTGACTTGTTGCTACCTTTACGGGTTAAGGTCCCAATCACTTTACCATCCAAGTGGCGCAAGTCTGTCGTGTCGAACGATACCAGCCCGACAGGCATTGATAAGCCATCGTCTTTTAAACCTTTCGTGTTGAAAGCCACGGCTATTCTGAAACGAGCGGCTATGGCTTTAGACAATGCCGATTTGCTTTGCGTACTATACATTGACCCGCTAAAGGTTAAATCATAGTTAGACAGGGT